GCCCCGGTATCGGGGCGTGGCAGATGACCCCGAGGGAATGGGCCGGTGTCGGCCCTGTCAAGTACTTCGGACAGTAGAAGAGAGAGAAGAGAGATATGGCAACTTCCCTTGTTGAAGAGGCCGTGCAGGGTTTGGACGCACGGATCGAAGAGTTAGAGGCCGAGCTAACGCTGGCTAAGGAGGCTCGTGCTTGGTACCTCCCGGATGAGCCTTCAGAAGAAGGAACCGTGATCCGGTTCGTCAAGCCCAACCTGAGCCTACAACTGGCGCAGTCCCAAGGCGCGTTGATTGAGGCGTGGCACCGATCGTTGGCGTCCCTCGCCGCTATCAAAGCAGGAGATCGCTGGTACATCACCCAAGACGGTGCATGCTATGCCTACGATGGTTGGCCCGCCAAGACATGGAACGAGCTGCTCAGTTGGATCGGTGAGCGTAACTGGCACCGTATAGAGGTCCTGTCTTGACCGGTGTTCCGTTCGATTACACAGGAGGTGTCCTCCAACCGGAGGGCACCGTCCTGTGCCGGTCGTGTTGGCAAGCGTCGATCATCGAGGAGCGTAAGACGAAGGTATCGCGCCTGGTCAACTACCGTCGCAGGCATCCTGTCCGTCCCACCAAACAGTGCAACGGACGCACGTGGTGGTGAGCCTTTCTATGAGAAAGGTATGAACGCTTTCCTTCGGGTTGCGTCAGACCGTACGTACCCGTAAGGTACCCCTTCGTAATGTCTCTGTGAATTTTATGGGAGTTGAGAGGGGTACCTTGATGGAGAACAGTTTTACAGGTAACTTTGGTGTTTCGAGTAACCTGACTCCGTTTGGAGAAACTCATGCAGGACGACAACAAACTGTCCCTGTCCATAGTTGAGGCCCTAAAGAACAAAGGTTTCAACCAATCCGAGATAGCGAGGCAGTACGGCGTGACCCGCCAATACGTCTCTTGGATCAAGCACACCTACGGCGGACGATTGACCCCTCGGGAGATCGTCCTCCAACACTTCCCGTTCGTTGTCCCGAAAGAGTTAGGGGAGTGCAGCCCGTTCAAGAGGCTTCGTGATCACGGTGAGTACGTCGCCACAGGTGGCGTTGGTATGAGTGAGGACAAGCTCAACAGGCTTCGCTCGTTCTACCGCAAGCTCCGCGACGAGAATCTGGTCGTGGAGTACGACCCCACGCTCCCGCCGATCGAAGGCGTGAGCAACAAAGGCGGATGGGCCTACCGGCCCCGCCGCAAAAGCGATGGTGATCTCTTGATTCGGGTCAACGAGTACACCGACCTAACTGAAGAAGGTCAGAGGATCTGGCGATTTCCGTCAGTTGAGCCATAAGAAGGAATTGCCCCAATGACAGGACCCGGTCTAGCAGACTTGGCGATTGACATCACGAGAGCCACGTTTCTCCGAGCCAAGAGCTTTAAGATCACCAAGGCCGTGGGCCTATCGGTATACCGCAGTGTGTGGTTGCACGAGACGGACGATTGGCTAAAGCCGGTCTATGAAGTTTTAAAGCTCCACCACCATCGGGAGGTCTACCAAGGCATCAGGGATGACCCGACGATGATGTTCGGAAAGGCTGTGGTGTCTTTCTACGCTCTCGCAGACAACGAAGACGAGCTAGAAGAGAACTGCGAGATCATGGCCGACTACCTCAGATACTTGGACCCCGAACAATACGGCTGCGCCTGAGAGAGGTTTGACGATGCCTACTGATCCGTTCGACCCTAAGCCGAAGAGGTATCTGTCCGTCAGCCAGCTCAAAAGCTACGAGCGGTGCCCACACTCGTACTACCTGTCCCGTGTCAAGCAGGAATGGCAGCGTCCTGCCGCCTGGTTGGCCCAAGGAACGGCTGTCCACGCCGCCATAGAGGGATGGGAGCGGAGTGGGCGTCAGATGTCTCTACAGGACGCTCAGGCCCTATTCCGGGAGTCGTACGCAGACGCAGCCAACGAGTACGCACGCTTGACACCTAACTTCGAGTGGTGGTTCAGGTCCGGGCCGTACGACGGGGAGAGAGATTTGGCCCGCAGGTTCGACATCGGGAGGGAACAGGTTGCCAAGTACATCAGCTGGGCCACCAGCCACCCGGAGGAGGTCATTTGGATCACCCCGGACGGCACCCCGGCTATCGAGCTGGAGTTTGACATCGAACTGGATGAGGTCCAGATCCGAGGCTACATCGACGCGGTGATCGTGGATCACTCCAAGAGCACCACCAGCTACGACGGGGGCGGGGAGAAGTTTGGAAAGCCCCGCCTGGTCCCCTGGCTACGGGTGCGTGACCACAAGACCGGGAACAACCCGGGTGATGACTTCCAGCTAGGCGTCTACTCCGTAGCTCTCAGCGAGATGTACGGACTGTTCGGCCCCTACGAAGGTGACTACTGGCTGGGCCGGTCGGGCAAGCCGACGTACCCGTTCGACCTCCGAAACTGGACACGTAACAGGGTGGTTGAGAAGTTCCGGGAGCTGCAAGACAACATCGAAGCCGGGAGGTTTGATCCTCTCCCGGACCCTGACAAGTGCAGATTCTGCAACGTAGCGTACGCCTGCGCGTACGCGGAAGGATGAGAGAGATATGAAGCGCAAATTGGCCATAGCCGGAATCGTCGCCGCAGGCGCAATCCTAGCCGGGATCGTCCCGGCCCCGGAGGCATCAGCTGACCCGGGCAGTTACCTGAGCGACGTGCGGGAGCGCCACCACGCTTTGGTGGACGGGTTCCCCGACTTCGCCTTGTTGGTCGGAGGCCAGAAGGCTTGCATGGGTATGGTTCCTGCCCCCGGGATGCCAGAGCTGAGCGCGGCGGTCAGCGACTCAGCTCACCGGGAGCTGTGCCCGTGAAGATTTCACTGGCTTTGTGGGTGTTCATCCTCATCTTGGCTGTGTTGGTGTTCGCTCCCAGGTCTCACGCGGACCCCAACGTCTGTCCGGACACCGGAGGCAACGTCAACACCTACACGACGTTCGTTCCGTGCCCTCGGTGGCATTTCCTGCCGGAACAAGGAGGCGGCAACAACCGATGGACGGATGGCACAGACGACTGAGCAGGCTTCGGCTGCTGCTCCTTTATTGGAGGTCAAACTTGACAGAGAACAAGTGGCAACCCGACGACCCGTTGCTCACGTCGAAAGCGGCGCCGTTCGAGGGCTCAGCGGTCTCGCGGATGGACCGGGCCGGATGGCCCGGTAACTCGATCATGCGTATGTGCGCGATGCAAGCGTATGAGGTGGTGCAAGCCATTCGGGTAGGCCGTATGGCCGAGGCATCGGCTAAAGGGATGAACCGCCGCATCCACGACGCGAAGCTGCCGCACGGGTTCCAGTACAAAGAGGAGCGCTGATGTATACAGCCCTCCAATCGCTCTACGTCCGAGGCCACGCGGGTGACCCGCTACCGAAGGTTTGGGACTCGTTGGATCAGAGAGGTACCAAGTTCCTGAGAGGGCAGCTATGTCTCGTGTGCGCTGGGCCTGGGACGGGCAAGTCTGCCTTTGTCCTGACGTATGCCCTGAGGGCAAGTGTGCCGACCCTGTACGTTTCAGCAGACTCGGACTCGTTCACCCAGATCTCCCGGTCGCTGTCGATCCTGACCGGCGATCCGTTGTCCAAGACAGCTAACGCTGTCCGGTCCGGGAGGCTCAGCCCCGAGTATGAGCAAGTACTTGAGTCTCTACCGATCCGGTTCAGGTATGACGCTTCCCCGTCGATCAAACAGATCGAGGATTGGATGGCGGCTTACGACGAGGTCTACGGGGACTTCCCGGCGCTGGTGGTGACCGACAACATCACCAACATCCGGGCGGGAGGCGACAACGACGACGACCCCTTCTCGGGCCTGGAAGCTTTGATGGAGTACCTACACGACATGGCCCGGGGCTCCGGTGCTTGCGTCGTCGGGCTGCACCACGTCACCGGAGGATACAACGACGCCGACAGGCCGATCCCGTTGTCCGGTGTGAAAGGTCAGATCTCGCGGGTTCCAGAGATGATCCTGACGATGCACCGGATCCAGGAGACGTTCGGGTCTGACACCCTTCGGGTGTCGACGGTGAAGAACCGAGGAGGGAAAGCCGACCCGTCCGGGCTCGACTACGTCGAGTTGAACTGGGTGGGGGACACGATGCAGATCCGCGACAAAAGCACGTCCAACACTTGACAACGAACGGAGAACACCATGACCGCACCTAAGCCACAAGGCAAAGCCAACCTGATCCACCAGCAGATCCTCGGCGGTCTGCTGGCCAACAAGACGGTGACCAGAACCATCACCCAAGGTAAGCGGGACAAGACCGGCAAGTGGGTCGAGACCCAGGTCGACATCCCCGTAGGCGGGTTGGCCGGTCACGTCTCAGACCTCAGCATCGAGCGGGCCGCGAAGCGGTGGGCCGCGTGATGGATATACGGGCTGACGAGGTAGAGCCAGGAGACATACTCCAGGTCCGGGTAGTGGACGTGGGAGTGGTTGGGCCAGAAAGAGATATTCGACTGATACTGCGGGTCGTCGTGGCTCCGCGCTCGTTCCTCGACCCTAACGTCCTTGTGCGAGTCGCGCCCTACGTGAAGATGGCGGTCATCCGATGAAGCCTCGAACCATCGTCCTTGACGACGGTTTCCGGGTCGGGTACCTGACAGGCGGTATCGGCTACCCGCTGGTGTTCCTGCACGGGCTGGGAGTGTCCGCGTCCGCGTACGAGGAGCTGCTGAATCTGTTGGTGGTGAGCGGGTTCAACGTCTACGGCTTCGACGCACCGGACCACGGTCGTACCGACTCGTTGCCGTGGGGGCACTCTTTGGCGGATATGGCCAAGGTTCTTGTCAAGGCACTAGACACCATCGGAGTCGACAAGTTCGTGTTGGTCGGCCACTCGATGGGCGGGGCGATAGCCGCCGAGGTAGCCGCGACCATCCCGGACCGGGTCTTGACCGCTGTCTTGTTAGACGCAGCGGTAGGAGAGGCCCACCACAAATCCATCGAGGTTACCGCTTCCCCTAACTTCCCGTTAAAGGCCGCTAGATTGCTCTCTGGCGCGGTTTTGGACATCGCCGGGGATGCCATCAAGGCTGGCTCCGTTCGTCGCTTACAAGAGCGTCTAGACCTGTTTACGCGCCTCCGTGGTTCGGTGTCAGGTCCCGGAGCCTTGAAAGCTGTCTGGGCGTTGGTTAATCACGACTCTGCCCCAGCGCTTTTGGAGATGGAGGACCAATTGGTCCGTACGTTCGTTGTCCACGGATCGGAAGACCGGATAGTCCCTCCGATGGCCGCGTACCACGCGGCCGGCTTGGCGGGAGCGAAGCTCCAGATGCTCCCCGGTCAGTTCCACTCGTGGATGGTATCAACCCCGATGCTGGCGGTGTCGGTCATCACCAAAGCGGTGTGGGGATGAGCGGCCAAGCGGTGGCCTCGATCCTGATCGGGGTCTACTGCCTGGTGCTGTTCTCGTTCATCTTCTTGGAGAAGAGATGACCATCAGGAGACGGTGCAAAGACTGTGTGCGGGAAGGTATCAAAACGATACGGAAGGCCCCACATCCCGGGCCACGGTGTGTGACACATCACCGGGCACAGAAGGCCAAACGCAGCTCTATGTCGTGGGAGGCCAGGTTGCTAGCCACTTACGGGATCACCGCCGAGGAGTACTGGAAGATCTTCGAGTTTCAGGGTGGCAAGTGCTACATCTGCGAGCGGGCCACAGGAGCCCGTAAACGGCTCTCAGTGGACCACTGCCACGAGACAGGCCGCGTCCGGGGCCTTCTATGCACCGGCTGCAACCGCAACGTCCTGGGACATCTGAGGGACTGCGTGATGGCGCTCGCACGAGCGATCATCTACCTGCTGTACCCGCCTGCCGTCGATGTGATCGGGGAACGGGTGGCGCCTATCCATATCCAGGACTTGACAGAGAACGGAGAACTGTGACCAGCCACTTGAAGTTACCGAACTACCGCGTATCAGCGTGGTTTCAGCCACTATCCGAATGGACCGAAGACGACTTGGAGGAAGCGATCCTGGAGAAGTTAAAAGAGCTGGGACTGATCTGCCAAGGAGGTCCTGTTGTCCACGAGATATATCCGAGCGGAGGGTGATGGACGAGAAGTTGATAGTCCAAGTGATCCACCTGTACCACCCGGGCTGGAAAGCTCCCGCAGACACCAGCAGCATCGACAGACCCTGGATTAAATGCCGGTGCCCGTGGCACGGCGATGGGATCGCCTCTGCGGGGATCTCGTACCGATACAACGCATTCCGGTGTTTCGGCTGCGGCGTCAGCGGCAGCGCGGTTCGGATCATCCAGAGGGAAGAGGGGGTGACTTATGCAGAGGCTAAGCGAATCGCAGAAAAGCTTTCTCCGGGACGCCACGCAACGGTACAGGCAGAGCCTACCCGACAGCCCCGCCGCCGAGTATTTGGCGACGAGGGGTCTGACGGCTCCGTCGATCAAGGACGAAGTGTCCCAGTTCAGGCTGGGCTACGTGGCCGACCCACTCCCTGGGCATGAGATGTACCGGGGGATGTTGGCGATCCCGTACCTGCGATGGTCGCAGGAGCACGGGTGGTCGGTGGTGTCTATCCGGTTCCGGCGAATCTCCGGGGAAGGGTCGAAGTACCTGACCGTGGCCGGTGATCGGCCACGGCTGTATAACACCTTGGCGCTGCTGAAGAAATCCTCGGTAATCGCTATCACCGAAGGTGAGATCGACGCCATCACCGCCCAAGCCTGTGGTATCCACACGGTCGGAGTACCGGGGGCTCAAGCGTGGAGGCCGCACTTCCGGGAACCGTTCCTCGGGTACCGGGATGTCTTCGTCCTCGCGGACGGTGACGGGGCCGGGTTGAAGTTCGCCCGGGAGGTCGCCAAGACCTTGCCCAACGCCAAGGTCATCCCGATGCCGTCAGGTGAGGACGTGAACAGCCTCGTCTTCTCGCGGGGTAAGCAAGCTCTCTTAGAAAGGATCACATGATGGGGATGTTGTACGAGTACGACAAGCCCGAGCAGCGCGCGCTGTTCGATAACGAAGGGATGTGGGGAGACCTAGTGGACATCGACTTCAGCAAGATCTACGACTACGTCGCTGCGGAGGACGAAGAGTATGACCGCAATTAAGAGTGGTGACCTCGTGGTCGTCACCGGGCCGCTGAAGCTTGGCGGGGATCACGGACGTTTCGTTGACCTGACGCCCGGGGAAGTCGGCCTTGTGTTAGCCACCCACTTCTCGAAGAACGAAGATCTGGACGTTGTCCGGGTGCGGGGCCGGGAGTCCGGCGCATTGCAATGGATCAACCGATCGTCGCTGACTCCGCTCTCGGAGATCCAGTGGGGCGCAGAAGGGGACAGCGTTGTCTGAGTCAATTCTCGAAGAGGCGCAACGCATCGTCAACGGACCCCGTGCAAAAGACTACGGGCCAGCCCGCGAGAACCACCAGCGGATCGCGGACCTGTGGAACGCCTACCTGAACGTCAGGACAGAGCTGGTCGCGCCCGAGGACGTGGCCGTGATGATGATCCTGCTGAAGATCGCCCGGTTTATGGAGAACGGCTACCACCGCGACACCGTAGTCGACATCGCCGGGTACGCAGGGGTTTTGGAGAAAATGCAACTCCCCGAGAGCGAGCGGCACCCCCAGGAGCCCCGCCAGTGGGACTCGCTAGCTGACGTGCCTGTGACCGTCCGCGTGAGGGACAAAGACGGTGACGTTTGGGAACACAGCCCATCCAAGGGCTGGCGTTGGTGCCGACGAGGCCGTTCAGACCAATGGCACGCGGTTGGCTTCCATGCTCACCTTGTCAGAAGCGCGCCCTTCACCGAAATCTTGGCCCGCCATGACCAAGAAGGAAACACATGAGCAAGCGAATCGTGATCATCCCCGATACCCAGATGCCTTACGACGACCGAAAGGCGTTGAAGGCTCTGATCCGGTTCATCGGGGACTACCAGCCCGACGAGGTCGTCCACATCGGGGACCTGATGGACTACCCGACGCCCGCCCGGTGGTCGAAGGGCTCCGCGATGGAGTTCGCGCAGATGCTGCGAGAAGACAACGAGCAGGCGAAGCGGCGGTTCTTCGAGCCTTTGCGAGCTGTCTACGACGGCCCTCTAGGGGTTCACGAAGGTAACCACGACTTGCGCCCCCGGGTGTACCTGACGAAGTACGCCCCGGCTCTGGCAGAGTTCGAGCACCAGTTCCACATTGAGAACATGCTCGACTTCGACGGGTTCGGTGCCAAGCTGCTCCCTGACTTCCACAAAGTGGCGCCGGGCTGGATCTCCACCCACGGCCACCGAGGTCAGTTGGCTATCAGCCGGATAGGTGGGAACACCGCTCTGAACGCTGCTATCAAATTTGACACTTCGGTGGTTATGGGGCACACCCACCGGCTGGGCCTGCTGTCGCACACCCGAGGTTACGGCGGGGACATCAAGGCGCTGCTGACCGGTCTGGAGGTCGGGCACCTGATGAATCAGAAGCTAGCTGCTTATCTCAAGGGAGGTACAGGGAACTGGCAGTTGGGGTTTGGGTTGTTGACCGTAGAAAGTCAACACGTCAAACCAGAAATTATACCGATACACCGAGGCCGGTTCACGGTCGACGGACGAGTTTGGGAGGTCTGATACTTGACAACGAACAGAAAGGGACAGATGGAAACGCTGGTTCGACCCGTGAAAACGGCTGCCAAGATCGTGGCGTCTCAATGGCCGGGGGTAATTGAGGCAGACGATGTTGAGCAGGAGATCTGGATCTACCTGGTTGAATCCCCCGGCAGCGCTTTGAAGGCGCTGGAAGCGAATACCCCGAAAGCTAGGGCCAGGTTCCTAACAAGGATCGGTCACCAGCGAGCCAGCAAGGCGAGGGCCGCGTACGACTACTTCCGTGGCGCGTACAAGTACTCGGTCAAAGAGGTCAAAGACCTCTTGGCATCGGGCGGTCTGAGTTCCGACAACCAGGACCGGGTGAGGGTCGAGTACACCGACCTTCACGAGGCTTTCCGCGCTTTACAGGACCGGAACGAGGGCCAAGCTGCCGCCCTAACAAGGAGGTATCTGCTCACCGAGTCGATGGAGACCAACGCAGATCAGAAAGTTCTCCAACGTGCGGTGGAGTCCCTCACGGACGAGATGAACCGGTCTAACCGGATCAACCGATACAGCTAGGAAATCAGATGCGAGAGAACTTCGGAAAAGACTGGGTAGACCGTGTCTCCCGTCACATGACGGACTACGACGACCTACCCCGAAACGCCGGAAAGCACTGGGACTACTACGAAGACCAACCTATGGACAAGCACCCGGAGGCGTGGTGAGTAGCGAACAAGAGCAGCTTTGGCTACACGGCCTAGACGACTCCTTGGAGGACGACTATTCCGAAGAGTCGATGCCGTGAGCCAGAACATCTTCGACCCCTTATTCAACGGCATGGGTGGGTCAGAGTTCTATCGAGCGCAGCTCACCCCGGACCTGTTTCCGCACGAGAAGCCGATGCTGATCGAGAACTGGACACAGAACGACCGTGAGACGTACTGCGGCGGCGAGTGGACGCTGGGGTACCTGAGATTGGTGACAGGAGCCGCATGAGGGTAAAGACCCACTGTTGTGAGGCTTGGTGGGCCGGGGCCAATACGTGCCACTGCCCGGCCTGCCACGAGACGTTCTCCGGCGTCGTCACCTTCGACAAGCACCGGTCCAGGGGCAGGTGCCTCGACCCGAGGCAGATCGGGCTAGTGCTACTCGACCGGGAGTACCCGTGCTGGGGACGCAGAGGGGCATTACCACTGACACCGCAGGATTCTGAGCGACTTTTGGAGGAAGTGTGACGGATGTACCGTGGGGGCCGACTGGACAGCTTGTGTACGAGCGGACTTACTCTCGGACCAAACCAGATGGCTCTCGTGAAACTTGGCCTGAGACTGTTAGCCGAGTGGTTGACGGAAACCTAGCCCTCGTCCCCGAGCGATACCAACTGGAGGGTGAGCGCGACGACCTGATTCGGTTTATGACGGAGTTCAAGATCCTCCCCGGTGGCCGACACTTGTGGGCGTCTGGCGTCAAAGGCGCTCAGCATCTTTTCAACTGCTGGGTCAGCGGGTGGACCGAGAAGCCAAGCGACCACTTCGGATTCACGCTCATGCGCCTCATGGAGGGTGGTGGCGTCGGGTCGTCGTACTCGTTCAAGAACCTGTCTTGGTACGGGGTCGTGAAGCAGGACCTCTTGGTCGACATCGTCTGTGACCCAGAGCACCCCGACTACCAGGCCCTCGAAGACGCGGGCCTGTTGTCCAACGATTACCACCCGGACTGGGTGGGCTCCTACCAGATAGAGGACTCTCGTGAAGGATGGGCCGCTGCCCTTGTCGACATTATCGACACTCACTATCGAGACGAGGTCAAGCACTTTCATCGGGTTTACGATGTGTCCCGAGTGCGGCCAGCAGGCAGCCGTCTTCGCACGTTCGGGGGCCGCGCAAGTGGACCTCTACCACTTGCAAGGATGCTCAAAGAGGTAAACGACGTGCTGGCGGATCTGGCCTTCCGAGGCCGGATGATGACCGGGCTGGACGCGATGGACATCGACCACGCCATAGCGCAGTGCGTAGTCGCCGGGGGCGTTCGCCGGTCGGCTCGTATGTCGATGATGCACTGGAATGATCCGCAGATCATGGACTTCATCCTGTGCAAACACGACACCGGATCGCACTGGACGACGAACATCTCAGTCGAGGTGGACGAGAAGTTCTGGGAAGAGGCCAAGGGCGGCTACTACCCTGCCGTGAACATCCTCGATGCTATCACTCAGGGCATGGTGAAGAACGGGGAGCCGGGATTCTGGGACAGTTCGCTGTCCAACGTCGGGGAGCCGAACGAGGTCGTCTGCACCAACCCGTGCGGGGAGATCCCCCTCGAACCGTGGGAACCGTGCAACCTCGGCCACGTCAACCTGGCAGCGTTCATCAAAGACAACGGGAAGCACGACTCGCTAGCGATGGTGAAGGCACACCGGCTGATGACCAGGTTCCTGATCCGGGCCACGTTCAGCCCGGTAGAGGACCCGAAGTCGAGGGAAGTCCTGGACCGGAACCGCCGTATCGGAGTCGGACACTTCGGTGTTGCTTCATTTTTAGCGCTTAAGGGCATGAAGTACTCTGAATCCAGGACAAATAAGTGGTTTCGGACCCTTCTGCGTGAGTTAGCAAGCATAGTGGACGACGAGGCTGCTTCGTTCTCTCACCAGCTCCGCATCCCGGTACCTGTCAAGAAACGGACGATCGCCCCGACCGGGACGATCGCCAAGATGCCCGGGGTCTCCGAGGGGATTCACCCGATCTTCTCGAAGTACTTCATCCGGCGCGTTCGGTTCTCGAACCACGACCCGGATCAGTACGAGACGGCCACCCGGTACGCCACCGAGGGCTACACGGTCGAGCCCGACAGGTACGCCGCAGACACCACCGTGGTGGCCATCCCTACCAAGGACAGTCTGTTAGAGGCTACAGAGGCCCTCTGGGGCCGGGAAAGGGCTAACGACATCGTCCAGTCCGCCGACAACTTGACATTGAACGAGATGTTGGGGATGCAGGCGCTCTACCAGATCGCCTGGGCTGACAACGCCGTGTCCTTTACAGCGAACGTCGACCCGACTCGGTACACCGAGCAGTACGTCGGGGAGCAGCTCAAGAAATTCGGTGGGTTGCTTAAGGGCGCCACCATCTTTCCCGAAGCGTCGATGCCGCAGGCACCGTACGAGCGGATCACACGAGAGGAGTACGCGAGGTTCGCTACTAAAGCCGTCGCAGACGGTGTAGACGAAGACTGCGCCAACGGCGCTTGCCCTATCAGATAACCCAACCGAAAGGAATCACATGACAGCTTACGACCCGTTCGACGGGGCTTTCCAAACTTCTCCCTGCCCCGGCCCGCCAGCCGACCCCTGGCTACGGGTGAGTGACCACAAGACCGGGAACAACGTTCCTGCTCCTGAGGCAGGCCCCACGCTGGCTGTAACCAACATCCCGGCGACAGAGGGCAAGGTGGTTGTCACCCTCAAGGGTGGCGCCGGGTATGACGCCCCGTGGGTGGTCATCCACGCAGCCACGATCGAGGAGGCCCTGGCCGTCTTCAGCGGAGACAGCGCAGACCAGCTCAACGAGCTACTGAAGCGCAGCCAGAGGGCTGCTGAAGCGTACGCCGAGTACAACAGCAAGCCCCGTGCGGCCTTCGTAGGCCTCACCGGAACTGCATCCGCTCCTCGTGCGGCGGCTCCCGCTGAAGCGCAAAGCGCGCCCGCGGGCTCCCCGCCCGCTCCCGGACCGGGCTGGACGTTCAAGTCCGGTGTCTCCAAAGCCAACGGCAAGCCGTGGAAGGGCTGGATGCCTCCTAGGGGCTCCGACGAACGTCCCATCTTCTTCTGATCGGGACTTGACAGAGAACAGGTGGGGACCGGTGATTGGGCCGGTCCCCTCCAAGAAAGAGAGGGAAACATGGAATACAGGGAAATAACCGTCTTCGGGGATGGACCTCCGGTCCACGCCCACGGGGAGGTTCTATTGGACACCGACAACGGCATCCTCGTCATCCACGGCAGTGGCGGTACCTCGATCACGTTCAACTTCGACCACGTCCACTACTTCTGCGAGGCCGATGAGCCTCCTCACGAGGAGGTTACAAATGCAGCTTAGGTACCGCGTCACCAACAACCGGGTGTTCAACTACGGGCTGGGCCAGTTGTTCCGGCTCTGGAAGTGGCTAGGGGTCTCCGTCCTCGAAGTCGAGATCGGCATCCGCTATGAGCCACAGGTGATCTACAAAGACCACCCGCAACCGGAAGCCAAAGGACCGCAACGTCCTAACCGCAAGAAGCTGACAGCCCGGGAGGTCAAGACCATCCGGGATATGAATCGGATCGGGGTGGCCAGCCAGGCGGTTCTAGCGAAGATGTACGACGTTAACCCCGCCACCGTGTCCCGCATCGTCCGGGGCCAGTACTACAAGGAGTTAGCAAGCGCATGATCGGGCACCGGCACGAGGTCGCTGGAGAACCGGTCGTTATCAACGTCGTCGAAACTGAAGAGGATCTGGAAGGCTTCCGTGACTTCGTACGAGGAAACCTGGCGTGTCTTGGAGTCGACTCTGAGACAACCGGGCTCGATATTTATTCAGACGGGTTCCGGTGCCGACTCGTTCAGTTTGGAACTGAGACCGAAGCGTACGTCGTCCCGGTGGAGCTGGGTGGTCGGTTTGTTGAGGATGTTCGGTTGGCGCTCAAAGGCGTCAACCGCCTCGTCCTACAGAACGCCTCATACGACCTACAGGTTTTCGACCGGACCCTCGGGGTCGCTATGGAAGAACTGTGGCCGAAGGTCATTGACACCAAGATCCTCGCCCACCTGGTCGACCCGCGAGACTCCAGGAAAGAAGGTGGGATAGGCCACTCGTTGGAGGAGCTGACCCGGCACTATATCGACGCCGATGTAGCCAACAACGTCAAGACGCTGATGGCGGATCTGGCGAAGGCGCACAAGACAACGAAGGCGAACGTATGGAAGAAAGTGGATCTGAACGACCCGCACTACCAGCTCTACTCGGGGATGGACCCGATCCTGGTGGTCCGCTTACTCCAGAAACTGACCCCTCTGGTCCCTGGATCTTCTTCAGAGCTGGTCCCGTACGAATACAAGCTCGCTGAAGTCTGCTCGTACATGGAGCGGACAGGCTTCCTGCTCGATGTGGAGTACGCCGAAGGTCTCTCCGCCGAGCTGAATTTCATCGAGAGCACCAACGCCGGGATCGCGCTGTCCTACGGATGCGAGAACGTTAACTCCACCGAGATGGTGGCAGACACCTTGGAACGCCGTGGGGTCCCGGTCCTAGGAAGGACACCTTCGGGTAATCGGAAGGTAGACGACGAGCTTCTACAGAGTCTGGCGAAAGACCCGGACACGGGAGGGTTCGCCCGAGCTGTCATCAAAGCGAAAAAGGCTGGGAAATGGAGGAAAACATGGGTGGAAACCTTCCTAAAAGGGAGGGACGCCAACGATCGGTGCCACGCCTCAATCAACCCACTCCGTGCCCGAACCGCCCGGATGTCGATCACTGGCATACCGGCCCAGACTTTGCCTGCCGGGGATTGGAAGATCCGCCGATGCTTTTTGGCGGACCCAGGCCATCGGATTGCTTCCGTGGACTATCAGGCGCAGGAGTTGCGTGTCCTGGCTGCCCTCTCCGAGGACCCGACGATGATCGAGGCTTTCCGTGCCGGGGCTGATCTCCACCTGATGACAGCGCAGGCCGCGTTTGGCCCCCACGTCACGAAGGACGATAAGGAGCGCAAGTGGGCGAAGGTAGTGAACTTCGGCAGGGTCTACGGTGGTGGTGCCAAAACGGTTGCGGAACAGACCGGGCTGGACTTCCCTACTGCCAAACGTGTGGTCGACGGCTTCGACCGGGCGTACCCCGGAGTCCAGAAACTCTCACTGAAGTTACAGCGGGAAGCCAGTCAAACTGGGGCTATCGTAACGCCGATGGGGAGGCGTCTTCCGGTGGACCCGACGAGGGCGTACAGCGCCCTCAACTACCTGATCCAATCTACATCCCGGGATGTTACCGGCAGGGCGTTGCTACGCCTACACACCGCTGGGTTCACCCGCTACCTCCGTCTACCGATCCATGACGAGATCCTGGCTTCGGTCCCGGAGGGTGAGGCGCAGTGGGGCGCCGATGAGATCGGACGGATCATGGCCGAGCAGATGGGACCTGTCTTTATCAGCACCGACGCCGAGGTCGGTGGCCGCTCATGGGGCTCCCTTTACGGGGCCGACACTTGACAGCGAACGAAAGGATAAACACCGATGGATGAACGTGATTTCTTCGACCTGCTGTACCAACAGTGGGCGAAAACGACCGGGGCTCAGGACAGGTACTGGATGCCCGAGGAGCACAAGCTGGGCAACTGGGACATCTTCGCGATGGACGAGGAGCAGAACCGTAAGCCGGTGGCAGCCAACCTCACCGAGGCCGACGCCGACTTCATCACGGCTATGCACGGGTGCCTCCCAGACCTAGTCCGTCGAGCCCACCAGGCGATAGACGAAGCGGAGCGGTTCGACTGCAACCGCGACGAGCGGGAATGTCGGATAGCCGAATTGGAGATAGAAAACCAAGAACTCCGGGAGAAGATCACGGAGCTGGACGAGATGTTGTACGAGGTAGGACGATGAAGGACAACCTGGAAAGGGCCAATTACGCGACCCGGCATGAAAACTGGGAGGCTGCTACGGCGATGGCGCTGATAGCCATCGCGGAGGAGCTGCGTACGGCCAATCAAGCGGCTGCAGCCAAAACATTCGGAGACGCCGTCATCACCTCGTTGGGGCTGTGATGAGGGAGAGAAGGTGGTACACCCGGTGGTTCGGTGTCGAACCACCGTTGCCTTATCTGTCGTTCCTGTCCTGGCCGCTGTTGTGGGTCATCGGATGGGTCTTGGACCGGTTCGACCGGTCCCTCTACGAGTGGGACGAGCCGTTAGATGGATGACCAGAGGGCGGTCTTCCGGTTATGGGATAAGGACTTCAACGTCCTCGCCACCTGGCGGGAAGGAGACGACCTCAAGCTCACCCGTGACAAGAACGGCCAGCGGTGGGTCGGAATTGTCACCGGCTTCACAGCGGAGGTGGACTTCGTGTGACACGACCCGGTTGGCATGAGTACTTCCTGGGGATCGCTGAGGCTGTCGCTCAGCGGTCAGACTGCGAAAGGAGCAAGGTAGGTGCAGTCGTCGTCAAAGACCGACGTATCAGGGCTACCGGGTACAACGGCGCACCCAGCGGTGCGCCGGGATGTGCTACTTGTCCTCGGAGACGACACCCCGGTGTTGCTGCGGGATCAAGTGATTACGATCGAGGACCAACCCGATGCGTCGCGGTTCACGCTGAGGCTAACGCCCTTCTCTACTGCGACCGAGAGGATCTCATCGGAGCGACCCTCTACATCACCCGAGCCCCCTGCGCTGCCTGTTCCAAGCTGATCGAGGCAACCGGGATCACTCAGGTCGCCTATCCGGGCGAGCTAGCTAACGGGGTCAAAGGGAGCTACGCCGTCGAGGGGATCAATAGCTTCCTGCACACGATCATCGTCCCGGAGCAGAAGGGCTACACCCTCGAAGACCTGATGGAGATGAAGCAGATGCTGTGGGTCAATCGGGTTACCGATTGGATACACATCGTCGGTGGTTCCGAGGACCACATCATCCGGTCTGAGAACTAACCCCGAGAAGCGATTCCACATGGATGTGCAGGACGCGGGGACTCGTCACTGTTACGGTGACCCCCGCGTCTTGCAGCATCTTCCGTCTCTCTTCCACCATGGCCGTAGGCCACACCTCTCCGTAGGTCTTGTCTGTCACGACCTCGACCCAGCCAGCTTTCTTGACTGGCATCTCTTCGAGCGAGTCGCGTTTAGCGACCAACGCTTTCATCTGCTGACGAAACATCAGCTCATCTTCGGGCGTGGTGAATAGACCCATCGCCCGGTCTTCCCTTAACGATTCGATAGTCCGCTTCGCCTGCTCAAGCTCCACCGAGTGGTCTGAGCCGTCTTGCCAGACCCTATCCCGGACCTTCCGGTGCCGGTGGGTTCTCAGGAACTCTTGCTCTACCAGCTCCTCGGCGTCTACCGCCGACACCGACACACCGGGGCACCCCTGCGGCGCCCTACCGCAGGCGTAGTACCGGTATTCCCTGCCCTTCGAGACGTGCGTGCGCTGTGCGAGGTTCCCTCCGCAGAAGGCACACTTCGCCACCCCGAGAAGCGGATTGGTGGTGTGTCGCCTCTTACGCGGCTCCAGGCCGCGCTGGGCTAGTTCCTGTTGGAGTCGGTGCCACGTCGTGTCATCGAATGACGGTGGCCCAACCCGGATCGGTTCGCCTTCGGAGTCCAGGACGACCTTCCCCTTGTACGTCTTAAGCCCTTGCATCCCCGGATGGCTCAGTAGCCGTCTCACGGTGCTGGTGACCCACCGGGAACCACGCTGGGTGGGTATCCCCTCTTCATTGAACTGCTTCGCTATCCGGGTCAGGGAGCTGCCCGCCAGGAACCGCTTTGCGGCCTCCTGAATGACCTTCTGAGCCTCTAAATCGTGGACAAGGGTCTTACCCTTGCCAGAAGGGTGTGGGGCGATCTGAAAGCCATACGGAGGCGTTCCGTACCCCCACCGGTCGGTGTCTCGTAAGAACGAGACCCGATCCCGTGCCCGCTGCACGAACCGCTGCCCCTCGATCTCCGCGAAGACGGAGGCGAGGATCAGGAACACCTTGGACATCGCCCCGGCGAAGGCGTCCTTCGCATCCTCGGGGTTGTAGTAGTCCAGCTTGATCCCGTCGTCCACGAGGACGAGGATCTTGCGATTCTCTTTGCACCATTCCGCCAACTTCACGCAGTCGTTGGCCGACCGGAACACCCGGTCGGTCTTGGCGAAGATCAGCGCGTCCCACTCATCCGACCGATCGGTCAACCAATCCTTCAAGTCCGGGCGCTCCCAAGGGGAGAGCTTGATCGCTGACACGTCGAGGTCCTCGAAGGACCCGACTACCTCCCAGCCCTGTGACTCGGCGTACGCTTGTCCCTTACCTCGTTGGGAGATGTGCGAGGTCTTCTCCTCGCCCTGGACGTGGGATACTCGGGCACCTACCACCGCATGGATAGTCATTCCACAAAGTGTATCAGCATACACGTATTGCACAACACTCTGTGAAACGCAAAAAAGCCCCCGCAGGAGTCCGAAGACCCCCACGGGGGTTCTTTGCTATATCTGTCGAGCTGTGATGAACACACCGCCTGCGGCGCCGTGACCGGAAGCTAACAAGATGCCTCCTTGGGCACCGCCACCTCCTGGGCCGAAGCCCGCACCGCCAGTCCTGGTCTGGGTCAGACCACCGGCATACGGAGCGTTGTTCCAGATGAAGTCACCGGGGCTCTCGCCGTATCCAGAGCTGGCTTGACCGACCAAGCCTTTGGCAGCCGTCAACGTCGGCACCCCGGTCTGGGAGGACGTTGAGTCACCACCGTCGTTAGGGGTTAGACCACCGGGGCCACCGGGGCCTACGACGATGTTGAGCGTAGTAGTACCCAACGGGATGTCCGTCCCGTAGACGAGGGTGTCAGCCGCCCACGTACCGGCAGAGCCACCCTTACCACCAAGCCCGATCAGCGATCCGTTACCACCACCACCGCCACCGACCGCTACGCGGTCGATCTTGTAACCGGCAACCCGGAACTGCTCCGGGATGGTGTAGGTGAACGACCCAGGCGTACGGAACTCCTCGGAACGAGGAGCCAACACCGGGGCAGCCGCATCGCCAGAGACAATGCCGATACCGAACCACGGCGTATCCGCCGTGTAGGTCGTAGACGAGAAAGCCAGGTTGCCCGAGCCTGTTCGGCTCGAAGCGGGTTGCTTCGGGGCGGGAGAGGTCGGGTGGTTGGTGAACCAAGAGCCCGCTTTCTTCCCACCGATCGAGTGGGTACCAGTTCCGGTCACCCGCCAGCCGATGCCGTACACGTCTCCTGGCGCTACGTCGATCCGGTTAGCAGACGGGATCGTGTGCTGGAGATACGACCACGCCGAACCTACCTGGCCGACCAGGTTAGCCGACGTGTAGATCAGGTCCCACCGGCTGGCTGAGTAGTTGGCTTTGTAGATATCGATCACCAACGAAGTGACGTTGGTAAATCCTTTACCAAACCAGGAGATAAACCCCTTCTTGGTGTACTCGGTAGCCCGCCAGTAGGCGATAGGGACGTTAGACGCGGTAGCCGAGATGATAGCTGCCGGGTCCGCTCCACCGGAGTACAAGTCGGTCAGGCTGTAGTTGGACTCTTCGGTCTCGTCTATACCGGACAAGATGGACTTGTTGTTACGGATCGCCAAGACAGCCGCGTTCTCTTCCGCGATGTCTTTCGCGTTAGCCGCATTAGCCGACGTGGCGCTAGCCGCGTTCCCCACGTCCGCCGTCGAGATAGACGTATTCCCTGAAGCCGTAGTCTGCTTCAACCCACCGAACAACTGGGACACCAAACCCTGGTGCTGGGCCTGGGCCTGGGTGACGTAAGCCTGGGCGTTGAGTACCGCGTCGTTGTCTGGCGACGACACGGACACCCCTCCGAGGATGTCGGTGATCTGTTTCACCGTTGTGTCGGTTTGCTTCGTCGGGTTCACGTTCAGGCTGCCGGTGATAGCGTCTACCGCACCGGATTTCGTGGTGAAAGCACCAGCGGGGATACCGGGGATCAACCCGTCCAGGACGTACAGGGAATCTGCTGGCATATCCAGCAGAGTCTTCTTCAACTGAGCGATAGCGGTGTTAACCCCGGTGATGCCAGAAGCCAGAGACGGCAGGTTCCCTTTCACCAGCGACCGGACGAAAGCCTCGTTCACAGCCTGCCCGTACGGCCCTCCGGGAGCACGGCCACCTTTCGGGTCAGCGACGGTGAACGCACCGTATCCGAGTAACCCGACCAGATCCGGTACACCCTGCTTGGGAGAGGTCATTACACCTCCAATTGGCTAGGGAGACGTGGGGGTGTCTTGTCGGGCATGTGGTTAAAGATCCACGCGTACAACACCCGGATATGCTCAAGCGCCAGATGCAGCTTAAGCTCCGTCGCAGCGTTCTCTTTCTCCAACCGGTCTACACGACTGTTCAATTCTTGTATTTCCCGCTTCAACGGGGCTACCAGCGTCAACGCCGTGTCCGCTATCACCTGAGCAGCTTCGGCGTCGATCTTCGTCCCGGTCGAGCGGATGTTATTGACCTCGGAACGGTTTCTGCCCCAGTCGAATATCCGGGTCCCTATGACCCCGATGAGTCCTCCACCACCGGAGGCTGAGGCGATAATCGGCCACCAATCGGAGTTGCTCATGTTGGCTCGTCGTCGGCTAGAAGTTCCCTGATGGCGTCCAGGTCAAGGGAGCCGGTGTCGTCATCTTCAAACATAGAAACTCCTTCGTCTACGACCTCAGCCGTAGGCGGCTTAGGAGGTTCTTTGATCTCCACGCCGTCTACCTTGAGCTGCATCGCCAGCACGTACCGCTCCTGCAGCGTCAGGTCCTGGATGTTCGGGATCACAACGGGTTCAGGGTCAGGTTCGTCGGCTCGCACCCACCGGGCCGCGTTGTTGTATTGGTGGTGTGGTCCCCGGAAAGGCTCCTGGAACTTGATCTGTTGTTCCGGGAGCTGGCTGACGTGGATGTAGCCGTTCTCGTCAGCCAGGCTCACCAGATAATCACGATGTACGCACCCGACTTCCCACAGGTGCTTAGACCACCCTCGGAGGTAACCAGACAAGGTCACCATCCCGGTTCCGGCGATCATCGGCAGATTCCGCAGAGCCCAGAGGAAATGTTGCTCCGGGTCTGAGAAGTCTGTCTCCTCCTGCGTAGGGAATACTCGCTCGAACATCGTTGGCGGTGCCTTTCCGTTAGTTGTCAAGCGAGGGTCACAAAATACCCAACGTTCCCATCGCTTGGTTGATATCCCTAATCCAGTCCAGCGCCTTCAGCGCAGGGTCTTCCGGTTCCCGGTAGCCGATCTCGAAAGTCCAACCTTTCGAGCCGTCTTTGTCCCATGCGTACCTGATCTTGCTGACACGCTCCACGAAGATCGTGTCGGGGATCGGGTATCCGAGGACCGTGGCCCCGACCCTGCTTCCCAACCAGAAGTGCCCGTAACCCTTTTCACCTACCAGGTAGGGTGCCGCATCGGACGCTTGGATCTTGTGAGCGGTGTGGGTCCTGGTCGACCAGATCTTCGCCCGGATGGCCATGAACGCTGCCAGGGTGAAAGCCCTGTCAGCGCCGTCGCCCCAGCCTTCGTAGTAGTGGAAGTCACCCAACGAAGTTGGGACCCGGTCCAACCCGACAACCGGCAGGGTTTGCCCACCGGCCCAGGCCCGAGTCGACGGGACCTGCATAAACGCCAGGAACGTGTCCTCGTAAAGGATCTTGGCCAAAGCGTCCATGATGCCGCCCAGAGGCGGCAGGTCGATCGCGGGAGCCCACGCGAACGGACCCGCAGCCTGCAAAGCGCCGATGATCGAGTTCAGGATCGAGGTCAAGAAGTCCCCGGCCATGTTCACGCCAGCCGAGATGGCTTCGTTCACACCGGGCATCGAGTGTCCACCGGTCAGGAAGGACGTGTCCGTAGCCTCGTAGTACGTGAACTCCGAGGTCTGAATCCCCGTCAGAGGACCTTCCTCGAACACCACCCACGGAGAGTGCGGGGAGGTCCCGAGGAACCATGGGGTGTAGTACTCGTCGGGGAACGTCGGGTCCCCGGTGAATACATCGACACCCTCGGTTACCCCGTCATCAGCGATGTTGATAAACGCCCGGATCAGACCGGTTAACAACGAACCACCGAAAGCAGTTCCCTGGCCCCAGCCCGAGTTGTCTACGATGTCCCAGACCAGGCAGCCGTTCCGCAGCGGGATCAGACCATAAAGCTGGTCGATGGTCACGCCCCAAAAGTCGGTGTGCTCCAGGAACGGGTGAGGGTCCTCGTCTTTGATGTAGCGGCGACAGGTCACCGTCAACTGAGCGTCTTCTAGGGTCTTCTTCGCCACGTCGTGGAACGGTTTGAACCGAGAGAACACCAGCGTCAGGTTGGAGTTGTCGTCTACCAAGTGGAACGGTTTGACCATGTTCCGCCAGAACCCCGGGTAGAAGCTGATAGGCATCCACTCGGTCGGATCTAGCGGGTTATCCGGCAGAGACCACAGCGACGTTTCAAGCCTCAGGAGGTTGACAAATAACGTCATCATCAGGCACCACTTCGCGGGACCGAACAGAATCCACAGCTTGGGGAACTGCACTTCCGGTCTGAGGAAGGGATTTGCCCAGCAGAAAATATGCTTGGCCTGCTCGTAATCGTGCTTAAAGACGATGTCTAAGTAGACATCTCCTTCTTTGGTCTTCTTGACCGTGAAGTGGTCCATCATCCCGGACCACCGGGAACCTTGTTTGTCGATGGTGATGATCACGTTCCGCTTAGCGCGGCCTCTGAAGTTCATCACCCACTTGGCCAGGTAGTGGCTCAGCGAGAGCTGCAGAGTGCAAACCCCCGTGTCGTTCTCGATGAACTCGTAGTCCACCGACCGCCACCCGACGCAGTCACCCCGGAGGTTGAAGTCCCCGTCCCACAGACGGATACGAGGCGGCTTGAGCCGCTCCTCTTCCCGCCACTTCCTGCGGGCTGCGATCTTGTCCCACAGCGCTTGGTGGTCGGCTAAGGTAGCGAGCCCACTCATCTGAACCCGAACCCTTCGTATTCCTCTTCCTCGCCCTGAGAAGCGTCCTGAGCGATCTCGAACTGCCCTCCGGTACAAGCACCTAGGTAGGTGCCTGTTTGTTCGTCAGCGCGGCTCTCAGGGGCTAAAACGAACTCGAAGAGGGTGATCCGTATCTGGGGCCAGCGCATCGGAGCCTCCCGTTAGTTGTCAAGTATCACTCAAGACCCCACGGCCTTGACCACGGACGAGGAAGCCTCAACGCAACCATCTGCCCTGCGGCAGCACCGGTCACCGTGATCTCGAACTTCCGCCTAAGGGTGTACGGAGGGATCGGATGCCGGAAACGAACACCGTTCATCCTCGCCCAGACCTGGGACCCGATGTCAGAAGAGATCTGCTCCACCCGGGGGTCTGAGTCGATGACACAGTTCTCCCCGTAGATCAGACCGGGCAGGCGAAGCCTGCGGTTCTCCAGCTCTGGGTCCTCGAACGAATAGTCCGGGATAGTCCAGGTGATCATCGGAGCCCGACGCCAGTTCACCGTCGCGCCAGGCGGATACGGAAACTTGATACCCGGTGGCTTGTCGGTGGCACCGGCCACCGACCACTTCGGCCAGATGTACTGGTCGGTCGGATTCAACTGCTGCGCGACGTTGATGAACAACGTCTCGAACGGTGGGACCTTCCTCGTCCATGGGAACGGGATCTTCGTCGGGTCATACCGGGTATCGGTCTTCGTGGTGACCGTGAAGACCTTGTCGTCCTCATACCAGAACGGGTCACCCGCGATCAGCGTCAGAACCACCTTGACGACCCGACCCAGGTGTGGGTCGGTGTCGAGGTCCACGTCCGGGGCATCCCCGAGACGCACCGCTAGCTTGCGGTGCCCGGACTCCGGTGTGGTCACATGGAGGTAGGCGTCCCGGTCGTAAGCCAGAGCTTTACGAAGCTCTGAATCCGAAGCAGCCCAGCTCTCCCGGGCCGGGTCATCCACGATAAGGATCATCAAAGTCAGGTCACGGCGCTGAATCCGGTGCGACAGGTAACGGGCGCCCGGGTAGTTCCCGGGCTCCTCGTACACCACCTTCACAGGAGGGTCGAACAGGCCCTTCACACCGGTCCCGAGGTACTGCCCCCGGTCCCCGGCGTCGGGGCCTGCCCATGTGAACCACTCGCCGTTGACGCCTTCGAGTTCAACGATGGTGTCGTCGTGAGCCATCCGTTACCTCCCTGCGTATTGCATAGCCTGTTTGTTCAGCATGTTCTGACGTATGGCCATAGCCTCGTCGGCGGACGACACGTTGATCGTCACTCCGTTGTTCTGTCTCGGGCTAAACGCACTGGACACCATGTTGCCCAGAGTCGAAGTCAGCCAACCCAACCCAGCCTCAGCGATAGTCGGGATAGCCCCGTTACCGGAGATCCCTATGTCGTTCTCGAACTGTTTGACGTTGGACATAGCGAAGTTCTCACCGATCGTGATCAACTTCGTCAACTGGTCACCGAGCTGTTTGGTGATCTCGGACTGGCCGTCAGCCTGGTCGGTCACCAGCTTGGCCTGGTCTCGCTGCAGGTTGAGCTGATCCTTGACCGCACCGATCTGAGCCAACTGGTCGCGGAGCGACTGCCTGCCCGCCACGTCCGCCTTCGGAGTCTGGTCAAGCTGGATCTTGAGCTG